ACCTACTGAACAAATCTCTACTGATGAAGAGATAGAAGAGTTTGAGAAGGACATGGTGTCTCAAGAACAAGCACGAAAATTTAGAGAAAATTTAAGGAAGAGTTAGTATGTGGTACACATTATTCTGGACAGTGATTATTATGTACGTTCTTATAAGATTAGGTATCTTTTCTAAGAAATGAACTGTGACATCAATGTAGAAACCATAGGACCTGATATTTTCATGGTCACGTTACCTCCTGCTATAGTGGGAGAGGTTTGGTTGATGGCAGAAGCATGTAGGAAAATAAAAGAACATCCTCTAGCAGCACTCAAGCAACATGAGAATGCAGGGTTCAGTAACGAGGGTGAACGTGGTAACAACTATCAATGTGCAGTGCCAGTTCAGATGGTGGACAATTCATACTGGTTGGCATTGATCCTTAGGTTGGTTGCTGCACAGTTCGGTGGATATCATCGTGACTATTTCGTTCGCAGATATCATGGACACTTCGATGCTTATGATGTGTGGACAAACTTTGCATACAAAGGAGACTACAATCCACCACACATCCATAGTGCTGCTATCTCAGGGGTAATTTATGTTAAGAATCATGAACACCCTACCATTTTTACCGATAGTGGTGTAGAGTATGCAGGTAAAGAAGGGACGATGGTTTTCTTCCCATCAGATACTGAACACATGGTTGAGGAGCAAACTTCAGACGAAGAAAGGATCACCATTGCTTTTAATGTATCAAAGCAAGCAAAACGGAGAGTCCACAGACAATTTTTGATTGATCGCTTGACATCCTCTTAACCATGTGCTATTATCTTCATATTGTTACAACTGTCACACACCTTAGTGTGCCAGTTGTATAAATAACTTTACATAACTTCACAGGACTCGAAAGATCGTAACCCTGCGATGATGTAAGAAAAACCCCATGTCGAGGGGTAAATAACATCCGCAGGTTTTTTTAATGCTTGCGAGACACTCTACAATAAACATGAAACTCAAATCAACAATCGCTGCAGTTGCAGCAACTCCTCTACTCGTATCTGGTGCAGCTTTTGCTGGTCCTTATGTGAATCTAGAGGCAAATGGTTCTTATCCTGATGGATCATACACATCTGGTGCTTTAGAAGCACAAATCGGTTACGAAGGAGAAACTCCTGGTGGAATCGGTTGGTATGCATCTATAGGACCTACTGTAGCTCACACTGAGTCAACAGATGACTTCGGTGATGTAGAAATCGCAGGTTACCTTGGTGGATCTAAGCAGATCACAGAAAAGGTTGGTCTTTATGGTGAGATCTACGGTGTATCTAACGATAGCGACATCGACTTCTCTGGTAAGATCGGAACTAAGTTCACATTCTAAAACAGTTAGAATATAACAAACTAAATAGGGGTGTCTAGAACACCCCTTTTTTATTTCCTTGGAGAACTATGAGCAAATCACCTGGTGGCACAGTAATATACACAAGATCTGGATGCCCCTATTGCACAAAAATAAAAGAGGTGTATAATATGAACGGTTGGGGATTCACAGAGTACCAACTTAACGTTCAGTACACCAGAGAACAATTTAAACAAGAGTTTGGATCAGGTGCTACCTTTCCTCAAGTCGTGATCAACGGTCAGAAGATGGGTGGTTGTACTGAAACAGTTAGATATCTGAGAGAAACTAAATTAATTTGACATGAAAAACTATGACCCCGCTAATGAAATGCTTTACTCATTGCTTGATAAAGCATTAGACACAGCAATGTTAGAGGGTAAGTTTCTTTTTAGTATGGATGGTTACCTTAAGGGACATGAGTATACTCGTAGGCAAACTACTGAGTTGTTAGATTCATCTCCCTTCGGTGAGATCAAGTCAACCATAGAAGAACTCGACGGTTATCTTCATGGTGATAAGATGTTAAAGGAAGCATATGGTCATGTTACAAAGGCAAATGCTAGGAAAATTCTCAAGTACCTAATAAAGGTAAGGGATGAAGCATTGTCATACCATGAGACCAGAAAACCAGGCAGACCTAAGGGAGCAAAGAACAAAAAGAAACGTACTAAATAATGGCAGACATAATTGGAGGAACAACCATGGATCAGATTTCTTTTTACTATCTTGCGTTCTTCCTAACAATAGGTTCCTTTTTACTAGGATTTGTAGTATCATGGAACCTAAAGCATGTTTTTGATACATGGGAAGAGAAGGCAGACTACGCTGCTGAGGTCATACATCCTGAGATGTACGATGCAGATGGCGAACTAGCATCTCCTGATGAGATACTATACTTGCGTTTTACCGATGTATCTGATACAATAGATGACGAAGAAGATTAAGTTATGAAACTTTTATTATCTGAGGTGCTTCAGAAGGCACACAATGCGAAGACTAAAGCGGAGAAGATTAACATTCTTCGTAAGAATAAAAGCGATGCTTTGGTCTCTGTATTCATTATTAACTTTGATGAATCAGTAGTACCAGTAGTTCCATTAGGTGAGGACGTACCTTACCGTAAGAACGAAGCACCTGCAGGTACTGAGCATTCTAAACTAGAACATGAAGCAAGGATACTATATCATTTCTTTAAGGGTGGATCTAAACTCACTCCTATTAAGAGAGAGACTATGTTTATCCAACTGTTAGAAGGTCTGCATCAAGATGAAGCAGAGGTCGTAATCAAAGCAGTAAATAAGAATTTACATAAAAGATACAAGATCACACAAGCATGTGTGAAAGAAGCATTTCCAGAGATCGTCTGGGGCGGTAGGTCATGAAGGTCTTAGTGCAAGATTGCAACTTAGATAAAGATAACACTAAAGAACTACCTGTCAGTGCTTACGTTGTTGAGTATGTGAAGGACAATCAAACTAAATATGATATCGTAATAGCAGGTCACACTGGTACCGTAGGTATCTTTGACCACTATTGGGATCTATACAAGGAGGGTTTAAAAGGATGGTACCAAGCGAATGGGAGAGTTCCCGCAAGGCAATGGAGATCTATGCAAGAAGTAAACCAAGAAGAGAAGAAGAAAAGGAAGAGAAAATGAAGAGTCCTTTCTATCAATTTAAACAAGGGTTTAAAGATGGCAAGGAAGATGATCAGTACTATCAAGAACTAGGTTCCAAGTTCGTTGATAATATGTTGGGAGTAATATTTGCACCCTTCATTGTGTGGGGAGCATGGAACCTATGTATTCCTGCTCTCTTTGGACTACCACCTATAGGATATCTTTATTCTTTAGGACTATATGTATTAATCAAGATTCTTAAATGAGCAAAGTCTGTTTCGTATCCGTCACCCCTGACGCTGAAAAAACTATAGGGTACATCGCAAGAGTATCCAACCCTAACAACCAAGACAACCCTAAGGTTGAGAAGTTGTTGGAGTATTGTATTAAGCATGGACATTGGTCTATCTTTGAGCAAGCACACATGACACTGGAGATTAATACCTCTCGTGCTATTGGTGCACAAATTCTTAGACATAGATCATTTACATTCCAAGAGTTCTCTCAACGCTATGCGAATACAGAACTACTTGGCACTAACATACCACTCCCAGACTTGAGGAGACAGGATGAAAAGAACAGACAAAATTCTATTGATGACCTAGATGAAAAACAAGTTGCGTTCTTACAGGGGAGGATCTCGCAGTACTTCGCTGAAGGAATTGATTTATACAGCGAACTTATTCGTGAGGGGGTTGCGAAGGAATGTGCGAGAATGGTTCTCCCACTAGCAACACCTACTAGAATATACATGACAGGAAGTGCACGTTCTTGGATGCACTACATAACATTAAGAACTGCCAACGGTACACAGAAGGAGCACATGGACATAGCAAACCTATGTCGTGACCACTTTATCTGTAACTTCCCCACAGTATCTAAAGCAATGGGGTGGTGTCCTACTGTAGAAGATTGTCAATGTGATGATGACTATTACAATGATCTACAACCTTGTTTGAGGATAGACTAATGCCTAACTACGATTTTAAAAACAAAGAAACTGGTGAGATCATAGAAGTATCCATGTCTATGACTGCTCTGGATAAATATAAAGAAGAGCACCCAGAATTAGAAAGATACTTTGGCAATCAAGGTACGTCTGCCATCTATGGCAAACCAAAACAATCTGATGGATTTAAGGATGTGATGTCTAAAATACAGAACGCACACCCTAAAGCAAACCTATCGAGGTATACTTAATGCCAAGGAAAAGAAAGAACGGTGGTACTCCGATAGCGGCTATGTCATCGAAGCAAATCAGAAGAGCAAAACCTATTAACATTGACCACCTCAAGACGATTGAGCCTTTAACGGACAATCAGAAGAAGG